GTGGCTCAGCTTCATATCATTCTTAACGGACCTTATGGCCTCAGGAAAACCATCCCTGAGTTCCACTTGCCACCGATGGAGACAGGATGCCCTGGACACAACTTCGAAGAAGAAGTTCCAGGCGTCGACTGTCAGCCGATCGGTGGAGTGGACCATAAGTGACGTGCAGGTTCAAAGGGCAAAGGAGGATGCGGAAGGAAGGTGGATGAGGGACGTAGTATGGGACCGAGCTCTGCTCGAACGGATTGACCGATATATCTCCATACTACCTCTCTCAGCACCTTCCAGGGAGGCCCCAGCGTCCACACCAAACGACCGTGCGTGCCTCGGTTGTCCCCGTAAGAAGGGGGGACAAGCCGCAGCAGCACAGAAGCTGGTGATGGATGAGCTGGAGAGAGACTATCAGGCAGCCCGGGATCTGTTTACGCTGCGCGCATCGAGTAACTTCTTAGAGAAGAGTACTTATGTGGACAACCGCGATGTTGTTCGTAACCTACAGTCGGTTACTCTTCATCAACGCGAGACCTCCACCATCGGTACTACTCCAGAGGAAGCTCTCGAGTACGCGAATCGTAAGTTTACCCGGGACTACATGATGTCTCCGCCACCACTCGAACCTTGCTCCGTAACAGAGCTTGGAGGAAAGGTTCGGGTGGTGACCCTCCATTCCATTGAGGAGGTCCTGATCGCACGTAACGTCACTGCGCGCTGGCTCAGCCAGCTGCGCAAGGTTGTTACGACGAGGGACATCCTGAGGAACAGTCCAGTCGAGCTAGAGACCACAGAGGGAGATGGTGACATCTTCTCTGCAGATCTAACGGCAGCGACCGATTTTATCCCGCACGAAGTGGCACAACGAGTTGTGACCAGACTGTACGAGAGAATCGGGGCGCCGTGCTCGCTGGATACGCTCCTGAAGATCTTCGGACCACACCAACTCCCAGACGGACGTGTAACCAAGGGTGGTATACACATGGGTCTGGGTCCGACTTGGGTGGTCCTCTGTCTTCTCAATGGATTCGCGGCGTGGAACGCAGGGGCGCACAAAGACGACCACAGAATATGTGGAGATGACCTCGTGGCTATCTGGAGGAACCAGACAGCCGAAAGGTACACTTCCACACTTGAGTCTCTCGGAATGGTGGTGAACCACTCCAAGAGCTTCTTCACTGCGGCCGGCGTCTTTTGCGAGCGGCTAGTCGTGCGAAGTGGCACTGGATCTGCAAGGGCCTGTCAGGTAGGTCACCTCAGTCAGTCCAGTGCGGCACGAGTCATAGCCGGGCGCACAAGAGAGCGCCTCGTTGTAGCTCAGGAACTTTGGTCAGAAAACCAAATCCCTATCCTGAGCCGTGAGACCGCCTATAGTCTCACTCCACGCGTGCGTGACGGTGGGCCTTTAAGACTCGGGGGTAAAGGAAGAGGACTCTCCAACGCGAAACAGCTCGAAGCTGTATTGCGTTTCGGATCTGTCAAACTGGTTAGGTCTGCATACCGTCTTCCCCCCGGGTCCACAGTCGCGTTGCGCGAAGCAGAGAAGGAGGCAGGAGAGGTTCCAGTCTCCAGCCTCCTCATTTCCGCAACAACGCGGCTGCGGCTTCATGATAAC